GTCGGGTCTGACCGGTACCGATAACATCTATTGCGGTTTGGAGACCCTTGAAGACACAGGGGCTGAAACCTACAACATCCGGTTCTGGGGTCATGCGTCATTCGAGCCGGCAGACCTACCCCGTGAGCAGTCGTTAAGATCGGGCGATCAGTACATTCTGTGCTGGAACAACCCGATGACATACTGGATTGTTGCCAACGGTCGGCGTTGGATGCTGGTGGTGAAGGTTTCGACCGTGTATTCATCTGCCTACTGCGGTTTCTTCCTGCCATATGCCGCACCGTCCGAGTACCCGTTCCCGATGATTGTGGCAGGCATTGCCGACGGCAACGGGCGGTGGAGCGATACGAGCTACCGTTACCGGTTTATGGCCAGTCCAGGTTACAACACCATGTCCATGTACTGGCCCGACAACGTGTGGCGACGTGTGGGAAATTATGACCAAGGTGGAGGTACTGAATATGGCGAAGAAAGTTACGCTGATTTGTCCGGTTTCATTTTCCCGACCCGTCACTACGATTCAGAACCACCTGACTACGACGGTTCACCGAGCGACGAAGACATAATCAATAACACAGACCCGTGTTTTGATGGCACCTACATTCTCAGAGACCTCATCCCCATATCGTCAGCGGCGGGCGGACCTTATCATGGTTTGATGGGGGCGCTCGACGGTGCTTACTGGGTGCCCGGTCGGGGAAACTCTGCCGAAAACATCATCACCATTAATACCCAAGACCACCTGGTTGTGCAGAATTTCTTCCGTACTGGTTTCCGTGATTACATGGCAATAAGGTTACTCTAATGGCTTACCAAAACATCCCAGTAGCAAGCGGTTATCAGGTTGTTCAGCAGATTGCCAGTTTCGCGGCAACGGTCGGTTGGACGGTTCACCGATCCGAGCCGAGACCGGCAGACACCACCTATTACGTCACCACTATATCTAATGGCCTTGGTGCGTACTTAACGCTGATTGGTAACAACAGTGAAATTTTCCTGAACGGACACAGAGGTCTGGATGTCGGGTTGGATTGGGATCAGCAACCCGACCAATATGTAAATGATGCCACCACCCAGACCACCGATGCTACCCGATGTCAGTGTAGGTTGCGGGTGACACCCATCACGTCGGTGTTTATGTTCGGCGGGGGTGGTGCAAACCCCTACTTGTACTGTGCTATAGAGGTGGAGCCGGGTTACTACCGACACATCTGTATGACTTATCTGAAAAAGTTCGGCACTTCGTTGGGTGGTTTGGCTTACGATATTTCGGAAAGTGCCAACTACGGAGCCTATGTTAGTTATTCCCAATACGTCCACACACCCTTTGTGTACAACTCAATTGGTTCATACGGTGACAATAACAGGGGTGGATTCGATGCCCAGGATGCTGCGGGCCTTCCAGCATGGGTCACCTTCGGTGGTGGACCCGACGCCAGACCTTCAGGCGGGCATTGGGGTGATGAAGTTTACACGTTTATGGTCGCCAGTCCGATCAGGTTCAACAGCCGAACCCCGCTGATGGTGCCGTTGATCAGCGTGTCAAGCGGGGGTTATAAGCCTTACGGGGTACCCGTGAACATCCGACACGTGAACATCGAGTTCTTCACGGCGGGGGACGAGATAACCGTAGGTTCCGATGTTTGGAAGGTGTTTCCGATCATCAGGAAATTGAACTCTGGTTCCCAGTACCCGAATTCGAGCCCGAGCGTTGAACAGTCAAAAAATTACGGCATCGCGTACCTGAAGGATTGATATGTCATCACCTTACCCAGAGTTGGATATGATCACCGGGTTCTCCGCAGCCACCGGGGGCTTTCAGGTACCGGCACCGATCCTGGCTTATCCGGAAAGTTTGGGTGTGGCAACGGCGGTTCAGTTGGACTCCGGCAATGTCTCGTTCGTTGATATGGACGTGAGTTCTTTTGCTCATGTCGGCATCCGGGAAAAGAGTTATGTTGATGATCTGTATTACAGGATACACGTTACCCCCGGTCGGATAGACTTAGGTAATGTCCTGTCGGTGCAGACGGAAGAAATACGCATCTGGAACGCCTATTTTGCAACCAAAGACATGACAGATTACGTGGAGCCGTTGTCAGAGGGTGTCACTGTTACCGAGCCGGTTACTACCCCTTACATTATGGCCCCGCTGGGTGAGCTGTCCTACATTGTTACCGTCGCACAAAGCGGCCCGCCTCAATTCTCAACAGCCGTACTCTGGACTATTGATGGTGTTGATTATTCGGTGGACATTACCGGTCGTCGGGTGGTGGTGTGGCCCTTCGGTCCGAACTGGCGACAACCGGTCAATGAGTCCTTGGAGTGGAAGACGGACATCATCACTGCGTTCAGCGGTGTCGAGCAACGCCGACCCATTCGATCCAAACCCCGCCGTCGGTTTAACTATGAGATCACACTAACTGCGACCGAAGCACAGCAGTTCCAGAACACCCTGTTCGGTTGGCAGGATCGCCAATATGCACTCCCGGTATGGGTAGATCAGTGGCCGCTGGTCACCCCGGTGTCGTCAGGGGATACGGTTATTCCAGTGGATACCGACACTCGGGGTTTCTGGGTCACTGGGTTGGCGGTGATCATGTCCGACACCCAGACCTTCGAGGTGGTTGAAGTAGAGACGATCAACGCTGATAACATCGTGATCACAAAACCCTTGGAATCCTCATGGGCGGCAAGGGCAAAACTCTACCCCCTGAACCTGGCAACACTTCCGACCAACGTCACAACCCAGCGATTAACGAGCCGGGTGATGCAAAGTAATGTTGAGTTCCTGAGTGACCCGGTGAACACCGACCCTTACGTTCCAGTTTTATCCGCCATCGACACCTTCAATGGTGAGGAAATTATCTATCGTAAGCCCAACTGGGTCAGCCCGATACAGTACGTCTCGGAAAAAGAATTCGACTTTCTTGATTTCGACATCGGTGGTGTACAGCAAATTCAACGACCAACAGGTGCCAAGCAGGCACGACAAATCCGGTGGTTGCTGAAGGATCGCCAGGACATCAAAGGTTTCAGAGGGTTGTTGGGGCGTCTCAGAGGGCGCAATGGTGTCGCATACGTACCGACATGGTTTGACGACTTCACCCTGTACGAAGCAGCGGGTTCTGGGACTTCAGCGATCAGGGTGAAGGCAAACCGTTACGCAGATTTTGTAGGTACCGATGATGCACCCCAGGCCGTGTTAATTCGACTCAAGGATGGCACCAAAATACTCCGCAATGTCATCGGGTCAACGGCTTCGTTTACCGGTACCGAACTGATCAACATGGATGCCCCGTTGCCGGAAGAAGTCAACCTTGGCAATGTGATGATGATTTCACTCGTTCATCTTTGTCGTTTACAGCAAGATGGAGTTACAATCAACTATCAGTCGGATTCAGTCGCAATAGTTGAAATGAACATGATAACGGTGAGTGTATGATTGAGGTAGAAACCTTCCAGGTTACATACGATTTCAACCGATGGTTGTATACGTCGAGTGATGAGGATTTATACGTTGCCCCGGTAACCTACCGAGCGGTTCCGATCACTCGCAGTGAGGTAAAAATCAGCACCAACGATGCAACGGGTAGTTTTACAGCCCGGTTCCCGTTGGATTCTGAGTTTCTGGACCTGTTTCGGGTCTCACCCCCATCGGGAATAGTGAGTTTACTGTGCAAAAGGGTCGATGGTGATAACCCTGAAAACCCTGCCAGCACGGAAATCATTTTCAAGGGTAAGATCACAAATGTGCAGTGGGAGTTGGGCGGTGCCGAAATTACCTGTGAGAGCAGCAGCCAGACCATCAAACGCATGGGTTTGCGGCGTCATTACCAGTACAGCTGCCCGCACATGCTCTACGGTGGTAAGTGCCTCGCTGACCGGAGTAATTTTGAAACTATCGGGTCGGCGTCCAACGTCACCGGCGTTGGTCTGGATATGGTTGCAGCTATCGGGTTGCCCGATGACTATTTCGCTGGCGGCTATATTGAGTATGCACACGTCAGCCTGGCGACCACTGAGCGGATCACAGTGGCATCCTCAACAGGGGTGACCATCACCTTGTTTTCCTTCCCTGTTGGGTTGGCATCAGGCGCTGAAGTTCGTGCCTATGCGGGTTGTAATCGCACACTGGATGAGTGCAAGACACGCTTTGATAATGTTGCGAACTTCGGCGGGATGCCGTTCATCCCTACTAAAAACCCGTTCGGTTCCGATCCGCTTTACTGAGGTGATTTAATATGTGGGCGGCTATTGCAGTATCACTGATATTTAGTTTAATCAGTTATGTGTTGACTCCCAAACCGCCAGGTCCGAAAAACGCGGTTGCCGGCAGTCTGGATGTCCCACACCCGCCGATGGGAGAACCCATCCCCGTGGTGTTTGGTAGAGTGTGGATCAAAGACGCAGGTGTTATTTACTATGGCAACCCGCAGCAGAAACCGATTCGATCCGGTGGTGGCAAGTAGTGATCATCACTAATCAGGACTTACAGGCTCTTGGGTATTGTAACAAGGGTTCCCGTTCGTTCGCCGCCAAACACGGTTTGGTT